AATGGGATTGGGATGACTTAGCGAATAACTGGGATGCTGAAAAGTTAGATGAATGGGGATTGGATATTCCTGATTTCGCAGTTAAAGAACTTGAAGCAGAAGAAGATGATTTTGAAGTTCCTAATGAAATAAAAACGGATATAGTCATAGGGGATTTATTTGAAATTGGAGAACATAGACTTTTATGTGGAAGTAGTATTGATGCTGACCACATAAATAAATTAATGAATAATAATAAACCAGATTTAATACATACAGACCCACCATACGGAATGAATGCAGTTAGCAAAAGTGGTGTTTTAAAAGAAAAATATGGTAATGATATTTTAGGGGATGATAATACTGATGTAGCAAAAGATAGTTTTAATTTAATTTATTCTTTATATCCAAAATCGCATCATATTTGGTGGGGTGCTAATTATTATTCATCAGCATTGCCAGATAGCGAATGTTGGTTAGTGTGGGATAAAAACAATGGCGGGAGCGACCAAACTGATTGCGAGTTGGCTTGGACTAATATTAGAAGCGTTGTAAGACAATTTACACAAGCATCAGAAAAAACAAATAGAGTGCATCCAACACAAAAACCAGTTTCATTGGTAGAATGGTGTATAGATAAAACAAAAGATAAAATAACATCAATTGCAGATTTTTTTGGTGGTTCTGGAGTAACTATGGTTACTGGACAACAAATAGGCGTCAAAACATATTTGATGGAATTAGACCCTAAGTATTGTCAAGTGATAATTGACCGAATGCGTAAACTTGACCCAACATTGATTATCAAGAAGAACGGAGTAATCGTGAAATAATCGTGAATTATGGCAAATGAACAAAACTTAAAACCATTCCCAAAGGGAAACAATGCAAACCCTAACGGCAGACCAAAGAAGGTAGAGAATATCTTATCGGAATACTTTTTATCCGAACATAACTTAAAACTAAGCAAGAGTCAAACTCAGGACATTATAAAAACTATATTAGGCAAAACAAAATCAGAGTTAATGGAATTAGCAAAGAATGATAACCTACCTTTTTGGGTTTCATTAATAGCTAAAAAAGCCACACGGGATTTTGAAAAAGGTTCTATACATATTTTAGACGTATTATTTGATAGGGTTTATGGCAAACCAAAAGAAGAGGTAGACCATGTTATAAACCATGAGCAAAGAATATTTAAACAAATAGACCTTGACACTCCAGAGAACAACAGCCCAACGGAAGATATCTAAACTTCGCAAAAGGGTTAGGATAGTACAGGGTGGTACAAGCTCATCCAAGACATTTAGTATTATTCCTTTATTAATAGATTACGCAATAGCAAAACCTAAATCCGAAATCAGTATAGTATCGGAGTCAATACCGCATTTAAGACGTGGAGCATTAAAGGACTTTATTAAGATAATGGATTGGACTCATATATTTAGAGAGGAACAATTCAACAGAAGTACATTAAGATATGATTTTACAAATGGTTCTTATATTGAGTTCTTTTCCGCTGACCAGTCAGATAAACTAAGGGGCGCACGTAGGGATGTTTTATTTGTTAATGAGTGTAACAATATAACATTTGAAAGCTATCATCAGTTAGCTATTCGTACACGTAGATTTATTTATTTAGATTATAACCCGACATCGGAGTTCTGGGTACATAAGGAGTTATTATCGGACAAAGATGCTGAAATGATTATTTTAACTTATAAGGACAATGAAGCATTAGATAGTGAATTAGTCAAGGAAATAGAAAAAGCACGTGAAAGGGCAAAAGAATCAACATACTGGGCTAATTGGTGGAAGGTGTACGGACTTGGTCAGATAGGTGTTATTGACGGAGTTATATTTAGTAATTGGCAAATAGTTAAACAAATACCTGAAGATGCTGAGTTATTAGGCTACGGACTTGACTTCGGATTCACTAATGACCCAAGCGCATTAATATCAGTACATAAGTTTAATTCAGAGCTTTATATTAAAGAATTAATATATCAAACAAGATTAACAAATAACGATATAGTACAGAGGATGATTGAGTTAGGGGTGGACAAGTACAAAGACATCATAGCGGATTCAGCAGAACCAAAAAGCATAGAGGATATTTACAGAGGTGGATTCAGGAATATATACGGAGCTAAAAAAGGAGCGGATTCAATAAGAAATTCAATAGACAAACTACAACGCTATAAAATTAACATAACCGAAAGTTCTACTAACTTAATCAAAGAATTTAGGGGTTATGTGTGGACCAAAGACAAGAACGGTAACCAAACAGGAGAACCCATCGGAATAAACGACCACGGAATAGCAGCATTAAGATATTTCGCTTTAAATAAGCTTGACCAAACCCGAGTAACCTTCATGTGACAAATAAACAAATTAAAGGTATTTATAAATATGATTCCAACTAATTACAAGGATATAAAGTTAGAACAACTGGCAGGAGTTCACAAAATCCTAAAATCGGATGATGACCACGTAGATAAATGTATACGCTTATTATCTTATTTAACAAATAAGTCAAGAAGGTATTACGAGTCATTACCTTTGTGGAAACTTCAACACTACTTTAAACAAATAAGCTTTTTATTCCAACCTAACCCAAAGTTACCAGTAAAAAAAGTCATTTGGTTAAATGGATATCCTTATAAGGCTTTATTGGACGTTTCTAAGTTCTCAAGCTCACGCTATCTGTCTTTAAAGCATTATGTTAGCAACGGACAAACAGAACAAAACCTACATAAGATAATAGCTTTAATGTATAAACCTTTATTTAAGAGTGATAAGTTAGATGAAGAGGGAAACTATAAAGATGATTCAATGAATGAAATAAACCGAAGAGCTGAACTCATTAAGCGCAAAAGTTGCTACGATGTTTACGGAGCGGTTTTTTTTTATTCCAAAGTGTCCACAATCTTGAGCGCCCGTATGCAGACCTATTTGGAACAAGCGATGGAGAAGATAAACCACCACATGAAAGAACTAAATCTAAATTAATAACTCACTACGGATGGTATCACATACTCAATATAGTAACGGACAACGACCCATTCAAAGAAGAGGAATTAATGAAGTGGAATGTAAGGAGATTATTAAACAGATTAATGTATTTAAAAGACAAAGCAAGCATTGAAGCTTGGGAGGCTGAACTTGGAAAGCATAAATAAAATAATAGAGGATTTTGCGATTAAGTTAGTTAATGACTTAAGATTATCACTTAAAAATAAAGGTGTTAGTTACGGAGGGGGTCAGGAATCAAGGTTAGCTGCATCTATTAAATACAAGTTGACGTATCCAAAGGATGATTTAAAAATGGATGTATCCATGAATGAGTATTGGAAGTGGGTTGATGGTGGTCGTGGAACTGGTCCAGTACCTTCGGATAAGATACTACCTTGGGTAAAGAAAAAAGGTATAGCACGTAAATTCGCTCAAGAAAAAAAGATGCCATTTGATAAAGCTTCTAAATCTTTGGCTTTTTTAATATCAAGGAAGATAGCAAAGAACGGATATAAGGCTAATTACTTTTTTACTGAAGTAATTAACGATGGACGGCAGGAGATATTAGCGCAGAAAATAAGACAAGAATACGGTAAAGTAATTAAAAATAATTTAGACACATGGCAATCACAATAACCAAAAGACCTCATCGGATAGTACCTGCATTCAATGATATAGAATTTGAGTTCTCAGGAAGCAACGTAACAAGCACATCGGAGTCATTTCAAGTTGTTGTAACAATAGGTTCAACAAGTTACACATTCAACATTGACCCACATCCAACTACATTTAAAGGTTATTTTAATTTAAGACAAGTAGCTGAAAAGCATGTAGTAAATTACTATCCCTTTGGTCTTGACGGATGGCAATTAGTAACTGGTGGAATAGAGAAATTTATAGTAGACATTAACGAAGTATACGGAACTCCGCCAACAGTACACACGGGAAGCACAGGGAATGTAGTGTTAGCTTGGAACGGTTCTTTAAATATGAGCGAACGAGCTATATACGAAGAGAATGATTATGCGAATGTAGGAACGGATAGAGTAACTGTTTTAAATAATTTAGTTGTATTATATTCACCATTTTTATTTATTGCAATAATACTTTACTTTTTACAGAGTCCAGCTTATTACATTACAACGGTTAAATTAATAACTTATAACTCAAGCGGAACAGCTTTAAACTCTTATATAATTTATAATCCTTATACGACATTAGCGCCTAATAACACTTATAACACTACAAATAAATACGTATCTTTTAATTGTGGTGTAGCAAGTTTAACGCAATTATTTGCTAATTATCCAGTAAGTTTCACTCCAGTTACTTCGCCCGTAGTAAGTTCATCGCCTTTATTCATAGGTACTGAATCTTACTATACGTGTACGTTTTATTCTAACTTAAATATGACTCCGAAAACCATACGATTCGATATAGATGAAACGTGTGCTAAATTCTACAACCAACCACTTTATTATTTAAATAGATATGGAGCTTATGACTGGATTAATATGTACGGAAACCATAAGAAAAAAGACAACATAACACGCTCTACATATAACGCTCAGTTAAATAAGTTTGAAGCTTCTTATACTAATACTTCATTCACAACTAACTATACTAAAAGCCCGCCATTAAGTATTCAAAGAAAAGTTTTATCAAACACGTATGAAAAGGCGCATACTTTACAATCTAATTACTTGTCGGACTTTCAAGTATTGGCATTAGAGGATTTATTCACTACTGCTGAACTGTTTTTAAACTCAGGATACCAAGATTATAAAAAGTTAGTACCAACGGATACAACTTACGAATTCAAATCTAACAAAATTGATAAACTAATTAACCTTCAAGTTAACGTAAACGAAGGTATTACCGAACGTAGACAATTTACAAATGACTAAACTATTTATAGCCGGAACTGAAGTACCTGTAATGCAGGACTTAGGAATTAAGATAACCTATGCGGTAGCGGATATGCGCACGCCTGAATTTAGGGATTTTGATTTCAGTAAAACTATTTCTTTACCTTCGGTTAAAACAGTAGATAGGCTATTTGAGTTTATTTTCGATGTCAACTTAGATTTACAAACATTTAACCCTAATAAGAAAACAGATGCCGAAGTTTATTTAAACGAGCATAGAATATTCAAGGGCTCTATTCAAATTGTTAGAATAGAGATGAATCTTCAAACGGGTCAGTATGTTTATTCATGTAATCTAATTGGAGAGGGTGGCGATTTATTTAAACAAATAGGAGATAAGTATTTAACTAATAACGATGACTCAGCGGATGACATCGATTTAAATTCTAACCCTTATTCTTATAACTTTAACCACGCATTAGATAGGTCAACCATTCAACGTTCGTGGGGTGATTGGAATGGAACAGGATACAACGGAAGCAACACACCAAAGAATTGGAACGGTTCAGCATTTGTTAATACCGTAGCTGGTTATGGGTATAGATATCCTTTAATTTATTACGGACAGTATCAGTTTAACAATTTATCTCAAATGTTTGGGCATACTTGGGAAACGAGATACATGCGTCCTGCTATACCTATTTATCAAATCATAAAACAAATATTCACAAAGGCTGGTAAGACATTTACAAGTACATTTTTAGAATCAAGTAAATTTAAAAAGTTAGTAATACCATTCTCAAACGAAAGTTTAGAACCAGACCCAACAGAATACAACAATAGAACATTCTCAGTAGGCTATCATACACTTTACACACAATCTTTAACTGCTCCGACTTTAACATTTGTAACGTCAGTTAGTGGTACTTATTTTTATACAACAGGATTAAATACAGTAGCTTTAACAAACCCAAGAGAAACACCTACCACTGCTCCTGCTTATAATTATTACGATAACGGAAACCAACATAACGCTACGACTGGTATTGTAACGGTAGGTCAAAGTGGTAATTATGTTTTAAGCCTTTTCGCTGGTACTCCTGTATTTAATCACAATATAAGCAACACAATAACAGCAGCTACGATTGTAGGGGGTGCATATATTCAAAGGTCAACGGATGGAGGTTCTACATGGACCACAATCGCACAAACAAACTTTAACACAAGCGCAGGTATATCAGGTCCAACTATTTACGGATGGAATGTAAATGTAGATGTAGAGATTAGTTTAAATGGTGGGGATTTGATTAATACATTAGTTGACTACACTTTAAACATAACAACATTAGGAA